AGGTTCCGTCTGTGATGATCGCACCGGCAGTGCCGTCACCAACAGCCGCTCCAAGCATGACCGAAATGTTCATGTAGCGAGTGCGAGTCCCGAGGTCGGTCCAGCTTGAAAGGTAAGCGGAAAGCCCACCTGGCAGCTCGACCGGCTCGTAGAAGCTGAGAAGGTCTTGGATTTCGTCGTCCATGATTGCTTCACCAGAAGCGATCGCGAGCGAATCAGAAGAACCACAGAAGCCGATCGTGTCGTCCTCTGCACCATCCCAGCGGTTATTGACTCCAATCGAATCGAACCCATATGCCCCGGCTTGACCAGGAAGGAAGGAATCGGCGTTGGTTGGAAGAAGTTTCGAATACCAAGCTCCGTCGAGGATCAGGTGGCGAGTCGGGAATTCTTTACACCCTGCCCAAACGGTCTGAAGGTCGCTCGCGTCGAACGCGGCAACAGTTGAATCAAGAACCGCGGCCCCATAGTTGGCGACCGTGATTGGCGCAAAGATAGCGTCGCGGCAAGCGGTTCCAATCACTTGGAGATTCTTGCGAAGAAGTGAACGCAAGCGGTGCCCACTGTTGAGCTCGGCTTGAGTGACCTTGAAGGAAATCGAGTGCTGGTTGACTGTTACGGCACGGGCGATTTTGGTGGAATCACTATTGGACGTATAACTTGAAGGGTTGGTCTGAGCGGTTGCTCCGCCAGAGACAACTTCAACCTGGACCGTATTGCCTGGAGCCATAGGAGCCAGGGCAACGTCGAGACTGAAATTGTCGAGCAATCCCAGGACCGGCCCGAGAGTGGTAATTGATTCCTCGGCCAGTGTGTCCACTGCGAGGGCTGCTGCAAATGAGTTTGCCATTGTTTTAGATAGTTAAGTTTTTTTTGGTTTTTGTTTTTCGCCCTTTACTCCGATTGGAGTCTTTCGATTTCTTTGCGGTTTTTTGCAAAGAATTCTCTTCGTTCCTGACCTGGTTGCATTCCTAGGTAAGACTCGAGGACGTTGCCATTTTTGGCATTTGGAGCCGGAAGGTCGGCCGCCTCTGCAAAGTCAAAACCACACTCGATCAAGCGGGATTCGACTGTCAGCGCACAGCTTTCCAGTTCCTTGTTTTCGGCTCGTAAAATCTCAAGTTCATCCTGGATTTTTTCGAGCTCATCAACCCGGCCGGAGAGTTCCGCCTCGAGTTTTTCGGCACGGACAAGAGCAGCTTTCGCGCTCGATTCCCCGTGATTGTCGGCGCTCTTATCACCCGATAGAGCTGCCAAAATTCTTCCCCAGGTCGAGAGCTCGGCTTTCGCCTTAACTTCTTCCTGCAATTCTTTTTCTATTGCCTCCTGGTCGGCCTCGATCTCGGCCGCTTCCTGGTCGTCGGATTCTTCGGCCTGGTCGTCCTCGAGTGCCTCAACCTCCTCGACCTGGTCTTCCTCGAGGACGGGCTCTTCGGCTTGGAGCTCGAGGACTGCCTCAGGGACATTCTCAAATTTGGAAACAAGAGTCTCGAGGTCGGCACAAGCGGCCGCCTTGACTGGCTCAAGGACTCGAGTTGCAAATCCATGCTCAACCGCGTCCTCGCCATTCATCCAAGTCTCAGCCGCCATCATCTCGGCAATTTCTTCCCGGTCTTTCCCGGTGGCGTTGGCATAGAAATCAGTGACGTCGTCCTGGAGCTTTCTCATCAGGGCCGCCATGCTTTCGAGTTCGTCGGCTTCTCCGAATGCTCCGCCGCTGACGTTGTGGATCATCACGTAAGCATTTTGCGGGACTTCGATTTCGTCGGCTGACATTAAAACGACCGAACCCATTGAAGCGGCGAGACCTTCAACCCTGGCGACAACGTGCGCCGGGTGGTTTTTAATTCCGTTCGCAATCGCCCAGCCATCTAGGACAGAGCCCCCCGGTGAATGAATCCGCAAATCTATCGAATCGACGTCGCCCAGGTCTTTAAGCTCGCGAAGAAACTCAGAACCAGAAACATCCCAGCCGCCAATCGGCCCCATAATGTCGACCCGCGCAACGCGGCCGCCTTCGTTCCGGGGCTCGAGGTCCGCGGAGTTGCTGATTTCAAACCAAGATTCTTTTGCCATAGCTTGAGCCCAGGGCGTCAACTAGAGAAACTTCGTCACGATTTTGGTGAACTTGGTCCATCCCCAACCCATATCGTCGACAATGTAACCAGGCTTTCCAATGACGGCCGAGAAATGATCCTGGAGCCCGAACCTCTCCACCACCGCGGCGGCGTGTGGTCGTCCTCGAGCAGTCCACAAAATGACCTCGAACCCCTCGAGCTTTTTCTGCTTTGCCCAATTAGCCAGAGGCCAGTTGATTTTTCCCCGCTTTAAAAGCGTTCCGTCGACGTCAATCGAGATGCACCTCGCCGGTGCAAACTTACTTTTTGCCATCGTTAGTCTACCAACCCGGCCGCGGCCCGTTGTTCCTGGATGAATGCTTTTTCTCGAGCGACTTTTGCTTCCTCGGTTTTCCAGTCTTTCCCCTGGCGAGCCCACCATTCTTCACGAGTCATTAACCCTTGATCGAGGAGAGCCAGGTCGAGCTTTCCGTCGCGGCCCCGGTCGATTGTCAAATCAGCTTGAGGAATCCAAGAAGTCTTCCACCAGGTCGATTGCAGCTCGGCCGGAATGACCAGGTTGCCTCGCTTCGATTCTTTAGCGGCGAAATACATCCAAATTTTTTGGCAATCGCGTCTCATTCTTTCCTGCTCGTCCGCCACAAACCGGCGAGTTTCTGCCATCACAAAACGCATCCCTGGCCCATTCATTTTTGACGCATCCCAAAGAACTTCGGGAGAAAGCCCACCGTGAGGAAGTCCCCAAGCCATATCGCGAATTAACCAGGACAAAAGCCCGAGCACGTTCGGGTGTGGCCTCGAGTCGTTCATGGTTTTCATGGATTGCCCTGGGGCAAACTCTTGGAAGCGTCCCCCTTGGACGACATCCTCGACCGATAAAACATTTCCGTCAGGTAAAGTTTCGCCAGAAGCCAACCCTTCGACCTCGGCAATCTCAGCAGTTTCTCCGGCCGCCTCCAGGAACCCTCGGAGGTCTTCCCCTGGATCTTCATTAGATTCGGTGTTTGCCGCTTGTTCAATCCAAGCCCCCCACAAAGCCGCCACTTTTACCGCGTGCTTGGTGTCGGCTATAATCTCAACCATATCGAGGAAGTTAGCCACCGCGTGAGCCAAACCGGACACTGATCGAACCCGCCCGGCTCTTCCTCCGATTGAGTGATAGATTGACCGGTCGCGGGAAACAACCTTTGCCGCTTTCCCTTCATCGTCCAAAAGCTGGAAACCTGAGCGACCACCAAAGCGGTCGAGAAAGATTCCATCATATAAATTTTCCGGCTGGTCGCGTCTCCCTTGACCATCGCCGATTTGGTTCCCTTCGTAACACATCACCCGGGCAGCACCATCCGGGCCCGAAGCCAACACAGTCAAACAATCGCCGGTTCTAATTTTTGACTCGCGCACCCAAGTCTGCCAGTCGTTAAAATCGAAGTTTCCCCCGGCATCAAATGCCAGGTGATTTTTGAATCTGTTCCCGACCTTCTCCTCAATCTCAGCTTCGAAGTCGGCATTTCCGGCCTGGCTCTGAGGGTGAAGATTCCCAACCAGTCGAGCCGGGCCCTCAATGGCACGTTTTACAAATCCGACATTTTGCTCGGCCGCTTCGACCTTCCTAGAAATCTCAAGCCTTTCCGTAGGTGAAACTCTTCGCTTCGGATTAAGCGAGGGCATGACAACCCGGCCGCGTCGCTCGGAGTGCCTGGCGGCATCCCATGACGAAATCATTTTGACTAGGTCAGATTTTGTTTTCGGAAGCCCGTCAACTGGGCTCTTCGAGGCCGATTTCCTGGCTTGAACTTTTTTCCCTGCCCTTGTCCCTCGCCGTGATTTTTTTGAGTCCTGCCCCATGCGTCGGAGCGACTACGTCAACAGACTAAAATCCCCACTCGCGGAATCTAAAATTCACATGATTCATTTTGCGGTTAGCCCCTCCGTTAGTCACCCCGGCATCCGTTCTTTTCCTAAGTCCAATAGCAGCCTCAAGAGTTCTCACCTTTAAGTCCAGGGCACCAGACCGATATTCTCCAGTCGTTCCTGATTCTTTCATATTGGCACCGGTCACCACTACGTCGGCCGACATCGCCTCCTCGAGCTCCGCGGTTGCGGCGTCGAGCTTGGTGGTTAATTGTGCGACAGTGTGAAGTCTTGCCAGGCTTCGAACCAGGGCTCGGTTGATCGGTTGACTCATATCGAGCCCCCGCTTGTCAATCTCTCACCGCGGACCTGCACCAAACATCCCGACCAATCACCGACATTTTAACCGCATCCCCAAAATCGTTTCCTGGTTCGTGTTC